ACAAATCATATAGAATAGACAAGCACAGAGGTATTTACGACTGCTTATCTCAAAGAGAGGGCGAGGTCACGGTATATAGAGATAGTAATATGGACGGGTGTTATGATTTAGACGATGACAATACACAGACAGGTTATTTTGGAATTAACATACATAGAGCAACTGCAAGAGAAGGTAAAAAATCAACACAAGTAGATAAATGGAGTGCAGGGTGTCAAGTTATAGCTAGTAACGATGATTGGAACGATTTTATATTTGCTTGTTATAAAGCTAGAGAAATTTGGGGAAACAAGTTTACTTACACATTAATTAATAGCGACGATATATATGAAACTACTTAAAAAATTATTAGGTACAGATAAGGTTTTAGATAGTGTTGGTAACATTATAGATGACCTTGTTACTACTAAAGAAGAAAAAATACAAGCAAAAACAAAGCTAAAAGAAATAATACTTAATCATCAAGCACAAATAGAATCTAACATAACTGATAGATGGAAGGCTGATATGAACTCTGATTCTTGGTTAAGTAAAAATGTAAGACCACTGACACTTATATTTATGTTAGCTTGTACTATGTTGTTAATATTTATTGACGCAGGGTACATAGACTTTCAAGTTAAACCGCACTTTGCTGACTTGTTACAAATTGTTTTAATTACAATTGTGGCTAGTTATTTTGGCGGTCGTTCGGTTGAGAAACTAAAAAAATAAATTATCAAAAAAGATTATAGACTTAGACTAACTAAAGCTGAACACGATCTTATAAAAGAAATGCGTGTTTCTAATGGTGGTGTAGTAAATAATGTTCTTGTTATTGGAGATTTGCACGAACCTTTTTGCTTAGATAAATACTTGGAATTTTGTGTATCTAAATATGAACAATTTGATTGCACAGAGGTTGTATTTATAGGAGATTGTTTAGATAATCATTATTCAAGTTATCACGAAACAAATGCAGACGGAATGGGTGGAGCAGATGAATTAGAACTGTCTATAAAGCGTATTGCTAGATGGTATAAAGAATTTCCAAAAGCAACTGTGATTATAGGAAACCACGATAGAATGGTAATGCGTAAAGCACAAACATCAGCAATACCTAGTAAATGGATTAAAAGCTACAAAGAGGTTTTAGAAGTGCCTAATTGGAATTTTGTTGAAAGATATGTAAAAGATAATGTTCAGTATTTACACGGAGAAGGTGGAACCGCTAGAACAAAATGTAGAGCTGATATGCAAAACACAGTACAAGGTCATTTACATACTCAAGCATATTGTGAGCATTATGTAGGTCAAAATTTTAGGGTGTTTGGAATGCAGGTAGGCTGTGGAATAGACCACGAAAGTTATGCTATGGCTTATGCTAAATACGGTAAGAAACCCGCTATTGGTTGTGGTGTTGTTTTAAACAATGGTAAGCTACCTATAAATCTACTAATGGAATTATAATACAATACCTTTTAAAACTTCACGTTCCCTGTTAAAGTTTTCATAATCTAGAGCAGATTGGATTAGATAGTATCTTTTAAATTTCTTAACATCTCCGTACATATTTTTTTTACTTATATAAAAAGATTCTATTCTATGCCCGTCATCTTTTAAATCTCTTATTACGCCTTGTAGGTCTAATATCATAAGTTTTTGCATACAATCTAATGTAGTTATGCTATAATCTTCTTCCTGGAAATATTTTAGTAATTGTTCTTTTTGATTCATTTTGCGTTTTGTATTATAATGTTATAAAAGTATTTATAGTATTTATCATAATCTAGCTGAGCCTCTTTAGTATAGTTAAAACTTCTGAACTCATCATAGTTGTTTATTTGGTATTCTATATTAAGATCAGTATATTTTTTTTCTACTTTATTATGTGCTAAAGCTATTGCTAAAGTATCTGCATTTATATTTATGTTCATTGTTCTAGTTTTATTGGTTCGCAAATTTCTCCGCAATCAGAACACCTTTGACTATCTGAATTGCTAGGAGCATTACAACAATCTGAATATATATCTAATATTTGTTTTTCCATAATTAAGATTTTAGTTTTTTGTTTTTAGAATATTCGCACAAATGACAAATAACTAAAAATATTGTTATTATTATTAATTCCATTACTTTTTGTTTTTATATTCTACTTTAATTGGTTTTCTTTTAAAATATTCATTGTTAGAAATTTTATCTATATTGTCAAGAATATTATTAATGTTCTTTTCCCACTCTGGGAAAGTTTGCTCTGTCATTATTTTGTTTTTTTTCACTACTTTAATTTTATATTATAAATATTATTTCTTCCTAGCTTTGTAACCACTTGCTTTTCTAAATCTTTATATTTTTCTAATTTCTTTTTTAATTTAGAATTTTCTCTTTGCAAATCCCTTATTGTATCTTTTAATGTTTTATTAAATAATTGTTCTATTGTTTTCATAATACAAATATATATAAAATAAATTTAACAAAACAAATAAATACTTTACACTTTATTAACAATTGTTGTGTTAATATCTTTTTATTTTTGTAAAGATATTTTAACTATATTGCATAAAATTATTTTATATGAGATTTACACAATTTAAAGCTCAAGATGAAGTAAGAGAAACTTTGATCTTAGAGATGATGAAAAATAAAGTAAGAAAAAATCACTTAGCTAAAGAACTAAATTTGTCATATCCGACAATGCTTTCAAAACTAGAGCAGCCTTTTAGCTTTAAAGTAAGTGAACTTTTATTACTCTGTGAAATAGTCAAACTTGATATTAACGAATTATTAATTAAATACTAAAAAAATGGAAACAAGAAAATCAACAATAACAGAATTAAATTTACAATCAGAAAAATTTAACGATATGTTTATATTTACTATATGTTTTGAAAATGGAGATATAGGTAAATTATATAAAAGAAAAGATAAAACATATGAGCAAGTAGGAGATGAGGTAGAATATACTTTAAGTCCAAAAGGCACTGTTAAAATAGCTTTTAAAGGCGAAAGTAAATTTAATGATAACAATAACAAGCCAAGCTACTCTAATAATAACAATGACGCTAGAGAAGATATTAGGTTTAGCGTTGCTTTTAAAGGGGCAATAGAATTAGCTAGTGCAGGTAAAATAGGAATAGATGAAGTAGAAAAATTTACTGTTATGTACGACGATTTTTTAAAAGATAAGAAGTCAGTTGAAATGCCTTTTTAACTATTGATTGTTAATAACTAACAATATATTTTAATAAAATGTAAATAATTTTTATATAATTTAGAACGATGAAAAAATCAATACTAGCTACTACTCCTTTTTTAATTATCAATAAGTGTTTGCTTGTTAATTTAGGTGTAGATGCTAGTTTGGTTTTATCTGACCTAATACAAAAAGAACAATATTTTAAAGAAAGCTGTCAAAAATATGATGGCTTTTTTTTTAATGTAACTAATGATATATCCTGTAGCACTACTCTATCTTATTATCAAATTAAACAAGCAATCTCCGTCCTGGAGAAGTGGGGCATAATTAAAGTAGTGCTAAAGGGTGTACCTGCTAAAAAGCATTTTAAGATAGATCATTCACAGATATTAAATTTTTTAACATCTAGTATTGAAAAAACTGAAGAACTAGATTGTAAAAATTTTAATAACAAGATGTTAAATAATTCAAGCTCTATTAATAATAATAAAGAAATAATAATTAAAAATAAGAAAGTAAATACACGCAAAGAAAAATCTAATCTTATTGGTTCATTAACTGCTAAAGATTTTATGGTTGCTGCTGCTCATACTATTGCAATAGAATTAGGTCATAAAGAATTATTAGAAGATTTTGTAGATTATTGGACTGAAGAAAATAAAGCAGGTAAATGTAGATTTCAACTAGAAAAAACTTGGAATACAAAATTAAGATTTAAAAGGTGGGTAAGAAACCAAAAGAATTTTAGTAGGGGAAGTAGTGCAAATAATATGCCTGACTTTTTAGATAGTGCATATTTGAATAGAATCAAAGATGATCAAGCACAAGTTAATAAGTTTTACAAACACTTAGTTGATAATTGTAACTATGAAAAATACGAAACAGTTACAGGATATATTAAATACAGAAAAAAAAGATGATGTTTATTACTTTAATAAGGAATGGTATAGTATTTGGTGTAAGACACTTTGCTCCTGATGAAGTAAGAACGTATTGGGAAATACATATTTATTTAGCAATTTTTCAAATTAACATATTTATAACAAATGATAGAGATTAGCAATTTAGGTTTAGTAGCATTAATATTTGCAGTATTTATATTAGGCTTTTTTACTGCATTATATATACAAAGTCAAATAAAATGAAAATACTTAATTTATATTCTTGTTTAGGTGGTAATAGATATAAATGGAATGAAGTAAAAGATGATATTGAAGTTACAGCAGTTGAATTAGATCCTGAATTAGCTAGACTGTATCAAGAAAGATTTCCTAATGATAAAGTAATTGTAGCAGATGCACACCAATATTTATTAGATCACTACAAAGAATTTGACTTTATTTGGTCATCTCCACCCTGTCCTAGTCATAGTAGAGCGAGATATTGGAGAAGTAGCAACTATCAAGGTTCCTTGTTCTCCTGATGGTCTTCTTACTTGTGCTCATTTGTCAAGGGATAATGTTAAGGTTAATGTTACCTTGATTTTTGACGCAGCACAGGCTATACTTGCTGCTAAAGCAGGTGCTACATATGTTTCACCATTTGTAGGAAGACTTGACGATAACTCAGTGAATGGGTTAGATGTTATCAAGGACATCTCTGAGATTTACCAGACTCACTGGATTAAGACTCAGATTTTATCTGCTTCTATCCGAGGAGTGAAGAGTGTATCTACATCCTTTGCCCTTGGTGCTCAAGTAGTTACAATGCCACCATCAGTATTTGAGAAGATGTATAATCATGTTCTTACAGACAAAGGATTACAATTGTTTGATGCTGATTGGGCTTCTGTAGTATCTAATACTAAATAAATTTTTAAATAGACGGCATGAATT